CGCGTCTCCTCACCGAGTGGCCCGACGCGCCCGAGGAGCGCCCCGAGACGCTCGGGATGATCCTCGACACTGCGCGGGTCCAGGTGATCGCCTACGCCCAGGGGCTGCCCGACGACGCGATCCTGACCGACTACAAGCTCGTCGACGAGGCGGGGGAGGAGATCACCAACATCCCGCCCCGTCTCGTCTGGGTGCAGCTGCGGCAGGCCCAGATCATCTGGGATTCGATCTCCACCCCGGGCAGCGATGGCGGCGACTTCGGGCCGGATGGCTTCGCGTTCTCCACCCCGCCGGCCACCCTCGGCAAGCCACTCCAGCAGATGATCCGCCCGAAGGGGGTGCCCAGTGTCGCCTGAGCCCCGCCTCGACCAGGTGCGCGCCGCCGTCCGGGAGGCGCTCGTCGGCCTGCTGCCGGCCGGGTGGGACATCAAGCGCGGGATCGTCACCCCCACCACCCTGGCCCAGCCGACCCTCTACCTCGAGTACACCCGCATTGAGCCGCTTCCTGAGGCCCCCATCGGGCACGCCCGCTGCACCTTCGAGCTGACCCTCACCACCGAGCTGACCGACACCGCCAAGGGCGAGGACTGGGCAGATGCCGCGGTCGTCGACCTCGTGCTCGCCATCGACGCGCACGACTTCATCAGCTGGTCCGAGGCGACCAAGGCCGTCATCCTGCAGAACCACCTCACGTGGAATCTCGTCGTCTCGATTCTCGCGAACACCACCCCGACCCCCGCGCCGGAACCACCGGCCGACCCTGAGGAGTAGATCACCATGGCCAAGATCGCCGCCAAGCTCGTCCTGTTCAAGGCCCCCGTGTCGGTGGGCACCGACGAGTACTCCGCCCACCTGAACCGGGCCGAGTTCGTGCCCACCCAGCCGACAGCCAGCTTCACCGACCTCGACGGGAAGGTCACCAACTTCGGTGGCGACTCCGGATGGGTGCTCGAGCTCGGCGGCGCGCAGGACTGGGAGACCGTCAACAGCCTCTCCTCGTTCCTCAACGCCCACGAGGGCGACGAGATCGAGGTCTCGTTCCCGTTCGCCGGATCCACCCATACCGGGACGGCCATCGCCGCCGCGGTGAACATCGGCGGCACCATCAACACACCGGCCGTGTGGACCAAGCAGCTCCAGGTGCAAGGCGCCCCCACCTCGACCCCGATCGAGGGCTGACGATGACGAGCAGCGGACGCATCTCGCTGCTCGTCGACTCGCCGCTGCGCACCCTCGCCCACGCCATGAACGGGCTGGACACGGAGGTGAGGCGGCAGATCGGCCAGCAGACCAAAGCCGCCGCGCAACCCATCTGGCTCGAGACGACACGCGCCCACGCCACCGACCGGATGCAGGTGCGCCTCGCGGACTCCGCGACAGTCGGCGTCACCACCCAGAACGTATTCCTCCGCGCCGGCACCAAAGGTGCCCTCTCATCCGGCACCCCCGTCGCGCAGGTTGCTCACGCGATCGCGTTCGGCGCCAACCCCAACAAGATGGTGAAAGTCGCCCCCCGCAACGCGGCACCGTACCAGCGCCGCATGGGCACCCGGTTCCGGCCACCACGCCGCGGCGGCTACGTCATCTACCCTGCCGCCCACGACAGCATCCCGCGGTTCGCGTCGCTGTGGGTGCAGACCACCCACCGCACCATCCACGACACCATCGAGCAGGTGCACTGATGGCCCGCGCACCCATCGAAGTCGGCATCGCCTCCGAGACCAAAGCCTTCCGGCAAGGCGTGCAGTCCGGCATCATCGACCCCCTCGAGGACGCCGCCGACAAGCTCGACGACCTCGGCAAGAGCAAGGGCCCCGAAAAGCTCGAGGACGAGCTCGAACAGGCCCAGAAGGCCACCAAGAACCTCGGCCGCGAAGTCGACCGCACCGCCGACGACATCGAACGCGACTTCCGCGACAGTTACCGCAAGGCAGGCCAGTCATCGGACGACTTCCATGACAAGGCGGCGGAGAACGTAGAGAACTTCAAGTCAGAGGCGATCCAAAATCTATCCGAGGTTGCGAGCTCCTTCGATGGCGACCTGTCGGATATGGCGGATGGCGTTCAAGGGCTCACAGGGGGTCTCGCCGCTGCGCTCACTCCAGGCATCGGTATTCCCGTCGCCCTCCTCGGTGCCACGGCGGCCTCGTTCCTCGCGGCATGGGCCGCTGCTGCCGAAGACTCAAAGCAACGGGTCTCCGACATGTATCAAGACATGCTCGAGCAAGGCCGCGCCTTCCTATCTGAGGATTACATCACTAAGTCTCTGGGCGACATCATCGACGACGACGGCAAGGTCGCGAAGGCGCGCGAGGACGTGAAGACCTTCGGACTCGACATCCAGACGATTCTGCGCGCGCAAGCCGGTGACCAAGCGGCAATCAATGAGGTACTAGCTGCGGGGAACGAGAAGCGGCAGAAGGCTCTCGACATCGCGCAGCAGCAAGGATCCTCGGCGGGTGACCTCCACAAGCACGAAGTCCTCATCAATGAGCGGTGGGACGAGGCCCTAAAGACCTACACCGATGTCAACGGAGAAATACAAAAATCTGTCGACAAGGTGCGTCTTTATCAGGAGGCCGTGGGCGAGGCGCAGACCGCCGACAACCAGAGATGGGAAGAGCTCGGCCGCAAGATAGCGGGCTTGCCGTCCGAGAAAGTTGTCGGCCTCACTTTGGACACCTCAGAGGCAGATCGTCAGTTGCAGTCGTTCCTCAACCAGCGCAATCGGGTAGTCGATATTCGGGCGCGGGCGCTGGATCAGCAGGGGAGGCCGATCCCGTGACGACGATCTCGGATGGTGTGGCGTCGGTGGTGCCGACGCTGATCGATGGGTATGAGGCGGCTCGTGAGAGTCGGAACGTGCTGCATGTGGCGTTGGATGGCACGGAGGACGTGTCGTTGGCTGCGGCATCACCTCGTGCGGGGTCGCTGCGGGCGGTGTTCGGCGTCAAGGCGGATGCGTGGATGCTGCTGGGCATGCTCGGTGCGCCGGGCGTGTTCACGTTGGCCTCCGAGGTCGGAGAGGTCGATATGAGCTTCACCTTCGAGGGTGACGTGTCGATCGCGCTGGACGACACCCGGAGTGCGTGGATCGTGGAGTTCGGGTTCCGGGAGCTGAGCTCGTGAGCGTCTCGATAGTCGACAAGCACACGGCGCGCGCGATCGTCTCCTCCGTTGGCGTGGATCTCGGCACTCCCAGCGAGGTTGAGGTGACCTTGGATGAGCGGCGGGTGCCGTACATCACCGCCTCCCTCCGGTTCCCGATTCCGGATGCCGTGATCCGGGATCTGCTGGATCTGCGTGAGAACGACTTGCGCCTGGACTTGCGCTTACGGCGGGACTTCGGTCGGGCGTGGGCGCTGGCGCAGCTGACCGAGGCGGGCGGGGCGAGCGTGGCCGGGCTCACGGGGCTACTGGCGGGCGGTCCGCTGGCGAACATCACGCATCTGCTCTACCGGCCGTGGAACTCTTTCGGCGAGCGTGCCTCGCAGCGACTCGATTGCCGTCTCGTGATCACCTCGAGGCGGTTCGACGACCGCGCCCGCGAGCTCGCGGTCGAGGCGGCGTCGCTGGAGAAGCTACTCGAGCTGGATGTCGGGGCGATCGACTGGGATCCGGGCACGACCGATCTGCCGACGATCGTGCAGCTGGTGCTGGAGCGCTATGACGCGCCCCTGTCGACCTCGTCGCCGGCCACCGTGGCTGAGGCTGACGCGACGCTGTGGAAGGCCGGCACCACGGCGGGCCTGTACCTCGATCCGATGCTCGAGGCGGCGTCGCTGCGGCTGTGGGCGGACGAGATGGGAGCATTCCACCTGACCCAGCGGGAGCAGACCGTGCCCGGGGCGGTGACGCTGTCCCCGCGCCGGCTGCTCGAGCACGAGGACGAGATGACCCTGACCGGCGACATCGACGGCTGGGTCGACGCGGTGGTCGTCGTCTACACGTGGACCGACGAGCTGGATCTGAACCGGCGCGAGATCGACGCCGCCGGGGCGCAGCCCGCCCGCGCCGGCGTCACCCTCACCCGCACCGGGGTGCGCTACCCCGGCCCGGGCGCAGCGGCCGGCATCCTCAACCGGGCGCAGGGCCGCGGTCGGGTCCTCGGGCTCGCCGCGGTGGCCGACTACACCGCCCGGCCGGGCATGGCGGCCGCGATCACCCCACCGGTTGGCGACACCCAGACCGGCTACGTCTCCTCGATCACCTACCAGCTGCCCGCTGCCGAGATGCGCGTCGGCACCCGCGGCCTGGTCGACACCCCCGAGACGGCGTACCTGTTCGGGCCGCCCGGGTTCTCCTACCTCGATGTCCCCGTGGGCGTCGACTACCTCGAGTTCGAATGGAGCTAAGTCATGGCCGATGGTGACGCCGCAGCAGCGGCAGGAATGGACACGGTCGCGGGAACCGACGACCTGCGCGACAGCTACAACCAGCACAACAAGACCCGCGACTACCTCGCGCAGCATCAGACATCCGGCACGCACTCCGCGTCGCAGATCGCCTCGGGGGTGCTGGATGCCGCCCGCATCCCGACCCTGCCGGGCTCGAGGATCAGCGGCCCGGTCGCGCTCACCGGAACGAGCGCGTTCGACGCGATCAACATCGGCGGCGCTCCGGCGAGCATCAATGCGGCCGGCGACGCCAACCTGCGCGACATCATCGCTTCGGCGCTCAGCGCATCCGGCCTGATCACGTTTCCCGACGTGTACACCCGCAGCGTCGCCGGCGGAGGCGGGTTCCGCACCGTCTCGTGCCGGGCGGACGGAGTGATGGGGTTTGCCTCCTCGACCCGCCGCGCCAAGAAGAACATCAAGAAGCTCGCCCCGGCGCCCCTGACCCGTCTGCTCGAGGCGGATGTCGTGGAGTTCGACTACAAGGCCGGCGGGCACGATGTCGGCCTCATCGCCGAGGACCTCGACGCCCTCGGCCTGGGCGCGTTCGTGGCCTACGACGCGGACGGCCGCCCGGACGGGATCAACTACGACCGACTCGTCGTGCCGCTGCTGGCGATCGTGCAGACCCTCGCCCGCCGCATCGACGAGCTCGAGCAGAAGAACGGAGACCGCTGATGCCCACCGGACCCGGAGGACTCGACACCGAGGGGGTCTACCTCTTCGGAGAGGACGACCTGGAGGCGCTCGCCTCCGACCTGCTCAACCTGCTCGGCGCATCCGTGTCGACCCAGCTCGGCCTGGACCGCACCCGCATCCTGGCGCTCGAGGACCGCCGCGACCGCGTGTGCTCGCTCTCCATGGCCGCCCTGTCCATCCCGAACAGCACCGACCAGGTCGTCGGCGGGTCCGGAGTCGCCTACACCGAGCTCAGCGACACCCTCGGCTGGCACAACCCCTCCAGCAACCCCACCCGGATCACCCCCACCGTCGCCGGCACCTACCGGGTCACCGCGTGGATGGTGTGGGCCACCAACGTCACCGGCGTCCGGTTCATGAACGTCTCCAAGGCCGGCGCCATCATCACCGGCACCGAGACCGCCCCCGGCCTCCAAGGCCGCGGCTACGGGTCCGTCGTGCTCGAGGTGCCCATGAACGGCACCACCGACTACCTCGAGCTCACCACCCGGCAATCCTCCGGCGCAGCCCTCGCCCTCACCGGCGGCATCACCGTCGAATGGCGGCGCGCATGAGCATCCAGACCGTGCTCGCGCAGCACCACATCACCCAGACCTGGCAGCAGCACCTGGACAACGCCGGCCCCACCCTCGGCGGCGTCGACTGGGCCATGCCGATCGGCACCGTGCTGCCACCCCCGCCCGGCACCATCGCCCACGAGTGGGTCACCCCCGCTACCCGCCCCCGGCCCGCCTGGTACAACACCGGCCTCGGCAACGCCGTCGCATGGGTCCGACCCGACGGCACCCGCACCATCTACGGCCACGGCTCAGCCTTCGACGGCGACTTCCGCTCCGGCAACTCCGGCACCAGCACCGGCCCCCACGTGCACATCCACGACGTCCTCGCAGACGGCCACACCCGCGCCGAACCGTTCTCCACCATCCCCGCACCCGCAGCAGACGACGTCACCCCGTTCGAC